TCATATGAACCTCTTCTAAATCCAGAGAAACCTAAGTTAAGCGCCATATCTTCAGAGTTTTCAAATACACCGTAAGATGTACCACCAGCTCCGTAAGAGTTTTGTTGTGCTAACATGTTATCAAATAATAACTCAGTTTTTCTGTCTAAGAATAACATATTCTCTTCAATAGCTCCTTGGCTATCTAGTAATTGTAATACAGAATCAAAATCCTGTAATGAACCAGCAAATCCAGAAAGTACATTACCGCCATTGTTGATAGCAGCAAATAAACCTTCAGTACCGATTTGTCCAGCACCAGCAGTTCCAGGGAAACCTAAAGCTGCAACACCACGTATAGCGGTTGCTTGTGCACCATTAGCTAATTCACCTTCGATCATTGCCATTTCTAAATAATCTTCAAATCTTAATCTAGTTTCACCTTCAGCTTTTAGATACCATAAGTATCCAGAAGTTCCATCTTCAGCAGCTACTTCAACCCAGCCGATTTGTGCTGTATCAGATCCAGATACTGCGTATCTATCTCTAATAATAATTGGTTTGTTGCTAAATACAGATAGTTGTGGCTCAACAGATTGACCTGTAGAGTTATCTAATGTAGATCCTTTTCCAAATTCAGAACCATAAACAAACATTTTTAATCCAGTCATACCAGCGGCTACATTAGCATTAATTTTAGCTCTAGTATAAGGAACAGCGTCGATAACTAAAGCACCTAATGCTGAACCAGTGTTTGCACCTGAATCAGAAACGATACATTTTACAGTAAATGAAGGATCATTTGGATCCATAATTACGATTGTTTGGTTAATAAATACCGCGTTGTCTGCACCTACGATAGTTAATCTACTACCGTTGTTTGCACCTGAACCAGAAACTGATACATTATCATAAGAGATATGTAATCTGTTTTGTTCAGACCATACAACTTGGTCAGACATCATTGGCATTTCAGCACCAACCATTCTTAAGAAGCCTCCAATCGTTCTGTTTCCATAACGTTCTACCTCGGCTTCATATATTTCAGGTAGATATTGTTGCGCGAAATCATTACCTCCACCGTCAGCAAAATTTAAGTAGTTATCTACTAAAGTTTGTTTTTTAGGCGATGGTATAAGACTCCCGAACTGAGGACTTAATACATCCATTTTAAATAGTTTTAATTGTTAAATTTACTTCGTTTTATTCTAAGTTTTGAGCTGTCTACTCCGTCAATAGCTTTAACTTTAAGACCACCAATAAAAATATCACCGCCAGCTGTCTCACGAGTAGCTGTTGTAGGATTTTTTGAATTATCCATTACAGTTTTAATTCCATCAGTTTTGCCTTGCTCGTAAAAATGATTTACGATTTTGTCTATATTCTGAGCAGCGTACATAGCTTTGTGATAACCTTTCGTATCTTTAACATTGCCTTCATTGTCTAAGAACCTCTCGACGAAGTTGTTAATGTTTGATTGATTTTCTGCAATTGAGCTAGGATCTTTTATACCGTATCTAAACTTCTTTTCACCAACTTCGAAATCAAAACCTTTGAATTCATCAGTAAATAGTTGCTTAGTATCATTTACAAAAGTTTCATGCCTTTGCGTAGCTATTTCTTGTTCTTGGCTATAACGGTTAAAAAAATCTAAAGCTTTTTGTTGTTCTTGATTAATACCTGGACGTAGTTTAATTTCATCGTAGTATTGTTCTTTCAATTCCTCTAAAAAGTCTTTAGCTTCTGCTATAGCCTCTTTTTTAGCGAGTTGTTTTTTCTTGATGTCCCGCTGTTCATCAACATCATCGTCATAACTAAAACTTTCTTCCATAATGAATGAAACTTCTTCGTCATTTAAATGAGGTTTTGTTTGCTTGTAGTATTCTTTTAATAAAACATCATCGTTTACTTTTGAATAATCAGCATTTAATCTTACATAGTCTTCAACTGTACCACCAGTTTCTTCCATAAAAGTAACTAGTTTTTCAACATTTTCAGGTAATTTTTTACCTAATACTTGTTCATCTCTTTTAGCTTCTTTTACTTCTTGCTCTAGTTTTTTTACTTCTGGTTTGGACTCTTCGGTAACTTCGACAAGAGGCGAGTTGGGCTTTTGTACTTCATCTGTATTGCTGACCCGTACTTCTTCGTCCACTTTTTTGCCAGTTTCGGGTTTGTTGCCCACAGGTACCTCCTTTGTTTCTCCGATTTGAATGGCATCGTCTTCTTGTTTTTTAGTTAAATCTACTTTAATATCTTCTTCAAGTTTAACATTAGGATCTTTGCTTAGATCTACCTTTACAGGTTCGTTTTTCTTTTCGCTAAACTTTTTTACTTTTGGCTTTGATTTAATTTTCATATCTCCACCTTCTGATTTGACCTCTTTAGTCACCTCAGGCTTCTTTGTTTCTTTTTCTGACATAATAAAATATTATAAAATTAGTTATTGGTTTTGTTGGAAATTAGTAGGTAATAAATCAAATTTTCTTTGATCTATCATTTTACTCTGTTGAGTTCCTTCTAATTTGGTTCTATTATCTTTACGATCTTCAATATACTTTTCACGCTGTATCATTTGATCAACTTCCATTTCTTTTAGTTGTTTATCAAAATCAAATTGAACTTGCATCTCTTGTTGTTTAATTTGAGAAGCAACTTGCATTCGTTGTATATCGAATTGACTTTTAGCTTTTTCGTAATTTAAATTTTGAGCAGATAAAGCTTCTTGTTTTTGTACTTCAGCCATAGCAGCTCTTTCAGCAGTTTGTGCATTAGCATCTGCTTGTGCTTGAATATTCATTTGGGCTTGCTGCTGCTCCATAGCTTGACGTTTTTTACGTTTTTGCTTTAATAAATCATTAGCAAGTTTTAAATTATGAATCTGTCTTATGTCTATAGCATCTTCTAAATCTATACCACCTTGCTGAAGAGCCATTTGAATATTTTGTTCAAGCTGTGCTTTTTCTTCTTCTTCTGGTTCTAATTGTAAGTATAAACCAAAGTCATGTAAATTTAAGTTTCCTATTTCTTGTAAAGTACCTACGTTATAAGTAGATATAGAACTTTTAAGAGAATTTAAAGTTAAAGGATAACTTAATGAATCAGCTACTTTTAAAGATATATTTTCACATGTTCTAAGCGTAAGCCATAAACTAGCTTGTAATATATGTTTTGTAGCTGTATTGGATGCATTAGCAGCCATTTTTTGTAAACCTACTAAAGAGTCTTTATCTGGCATACTACCATCTCTAGCCTCATTTAACCCGGTCACATCTCTTATTAACTGTAAATAATATTGATAAGTACTAATTAAGCTTTGTATTTTACCTTGACCACTAGATGTTTGTAATTCTTGAATAGGAACTTTACCAGGATTCATATCACCTTCTTGAGTTAGTGATCTACCTACGATACTACCAGTTTGAAAATACATGTTTAACGCTTCTGCTGGATTATAATTAGTACCATTACCTAAATCAACTTCAGCAAGACCGTCCATGTCTAAGTAAACACCATCTGGTACCATACGTGACATAACTTGTTGTAGTTTTAAATGAGTTAACTGTATCATATCAGCAAATCCAGTTATTCTATTTACTATAGAATCTATCCTACCTTTATACATACGAGGCGCACATATAGCATAACTCATTTCTACTCTTGTAGTATCAGCAAAAGGTCTAGTCATGTTTTCAGATAATCTCCACTCAACAAGTTCGTTATTACCTATTACTTTTACACCTTCATATAATACTTCTATTTTTCTACCAACTTTTTCAAAATTATCACTAGGTTCAGGATTAAATGTATCTGGCTTTTCAATAGCTTTTTCTAAACCATTTTGACCTTGTTTGATCTTAAATACTTGAGTGTTATAAGTTTTGTATTCAAAAAATAAAACTTGTATAGTATTTTCATCGTATGTTTGCCAACCATATAATTGGTTTCTAATACCTTTTGTTTTTTGTATCTTATCTAATTGCTCATCAGTTAGGTGTGGGAACTTTTTAGCAATTTCACCTATAGTTAATTGCTTTACCTCACCTACATAATATATATCTTCAAAATTTGGATCTTCTGTGTAAGAATATATTAATCTTGCTGGATCTACATAATCAACTGTTACACCATTAGCTAAATTCCAGTCTGTTTTAACAGCACCAATACCTAATGTAACTAAATCATAATTAAATCTTTTCTTTATATTTTCAAATCTATTTTTAG